AAGTTTGTAAACTATCTAAAAAAGATAGGTAAAGGATATACTTCATATCAAGGTGGATATAATGTTCCTGCTGGTGGAGTTGAGTTAGGTCAGTCCATTACCAGAAAAGAAGCATACGCAGAAGCATTCGCAAAGGTTCTTCAAGATTGGGGAATCAAATGTTATGTGTCAAGTAGATTAGATTAATTTAAACAGAGAGGTTATTATGAAATTAACAATGAATGATATAAACAAGAAAAAACAAGATGCATATGATATCTATAATAAGTATCAAGCAACTATGACTGGTCAATCAAATGATGATATTGATAAGTTAGAGTGTGATTTTGATGAGTTAGCTGTAGAGTTAGGTTGGGAAAGTAGTGACCTTTGGGAAGTATGTGAAAACCAACATTCTGCAAGTCAGGGTTTATGAACATCATTGATGTAAAAGGTTCTTTTAAAAAACAAAGAGTATTTACTGAAGAAATTGCAAAGTGGTGTATTGGTGAGATACTTCCTAAAGTGCGAACTCTTGATATTACCATTAGTTTACTGAGTAAGTTAGATGGTGGTGTTGATGGTTATCAGTGGTCTGGTGAAAATAATCGACAACATTTTATTGAGATAAATAAAAATCTGATTGATGATGATTTTATCACAGCTGTTATGCATGAGATGGTTCATGTGAAACAAGATTATAGAAAAGATAATAGAACAATAAAAGAAAAAGAAAAAGAAGCATATGAACAACAAGAAGTATTATACGAGAGGTGGTTAGAAAATGATAATTGAATCAATAATAGGTGGATTACTTATAATGACTCCCATAGATATGGGTAAGGATTACAGTGAACAATTACAAGAGGTAGGTCAAGCAAAATGTCTTGCAGACAATATGTATTTTGAGGCACGAAATCAAGGTACAGCTGGTATCATTGCAGTATCAAATGTGGTATTGAATAGAGTTGCAAGTGGTATGTACCCTAACACTGTATGTGAGGTAGTTAGACAAGGCCCACATAGAGAGAGTTGGAGAAAAGATGGAACATTTCACCCTGTCAGACATAGGTGTCAGTTTAGTTGGTATTGTGATGGTAAACCAGATAAACCTAGAAATATAAAACAGTATGATGAGATGTTTAGTTTTGCATTGATGATTATACAAGGTAAGATAAGTTTACTTGATATTACAGATGGTGCGTTGTGGTATCATGCAGATTATGTAAAACCATCTTGGGCAAGACATAAGAAGAGAACAACTGAGATAGGTGACCACATTTTTTATACAATTAAAGATGAGAAAGAGTAATGAATAAAAGACCTCACACAAAAACTACCCACAAACAAATTATTGATTGGGCAATGGATAATATTAATTCTAAAGATAGTATGTTTGGTGAAGAATGGAGTGATACTTTACAAAAATATGTTAAATGGGGTGAATGTGGATATGGTGTTGATGCATCTGAAATGGCTACTCATTGTTGGAGATGTGGACATGAAGAACCAGCACTTGAAAAATGTCATGTTATTCCATATGCTTTAGAGGGTAAAGATGAACCATCTAATTTTAGATTATTCTGTCATTCGTGTCATTTAGAACAACCAAATGTAAAAGATTATGAAGCAACAGATAAGTGGGTAAGAGAAACAAATGTTGGAACATATAATACTTTTTGGAAAATAAGAGAAATCCATTCTTCATTATATAATGAAGTTACAAATCATTGGGGAGAAAAACTCAATGATGCTACAAAAAAATGGTTAGTTGAAGAATTTAAAAAAAGAGTAAAGAAAAAATTTGGTTACATTGATGAAAGAATGACGAGGTGTTTAATAAAATGAATATATTCTATCTAAATGAGAGTGCTCAAATATCTGCACAAGAGCAATGTGATAAACACGTTTGTAAAATGACCATAGAGTATTGTCAATTACTATCTACTACCCATAGAGTTTTAGATGGTGTAGATTATTATGATGAAACTAGAAATGGTAGAAGAATTAAAAGATGGTTGTTACCAGATGAAAGAGAAGTTTATCTGATGAAGGCCAGTCATGTCAATCACCCATCAAATATCTGGGCTAGAAAATGTGCAGAGAATTATGATTGGTTATTGGATATGTGGGTTAGCACTTGTTATGAGTTTGAATACAGATACGAGAAAAAACATAAGACACTAGAGAGATTAAAGTACTTGACAAACAGACCAAAGAATATTATAATCAATGGTAGTACGACTGAGATGCCTCAATGTATGCCAGACTATTGTAAAGTAAAAGACAATCCAATACAAGGTTACAAGTCTTACTATATAAACGAGAAGAACAAATTCGCAACTTGGAAGAAAAGACAGATTCCAAATTGGTATATTGAAGGATTAAATTATGGTTCTAAGAACAATGGACAAAGCATTGCGTGAATCTGTCAGACGCACTCCAGAACAAGAGATAAAAATGACAGCAACTTTAACAGTAGGTGAATTACAAATTATGCAAGAAGATATGAAACAATTAACAAAATCTTATTATGAATCTTTAACAAGGATAAAAGAGCTTGTAGAAGAAGTAGAGCAACTAAAGAATGAAGTTGAATCTTTGAAGGGTGATAAAGTTGAGTTACGAAGTATAAGAGGACACTAATGCCGACTTATATAATTACAGACACTAAGAAGAAAAAAACATTTGATGTGTTTTGTTCTTGGAATAGACTACAAGAGTTACTCAAAGAAAATACACATTGGGTCAAGGGTATCACTGCAGCTGCAATCGTGGGTGACCATGTCACTGCAAAAACTGATGGTGGTATGAAAGAAGTCTTTTCAAAGATTGCAGACAAACACCCTAATAGTGCTCTTGCAGATAGATATGGTGGTAGTAAAACAAATGCATCTGTTAAAGCAAAAACACTTGCAAAGAAACATGGTCTGGTAAAAGACGGTGGACAAAATTTAAGTAAGAGATTTAAGAAGAATAAAACAACAGGACTGTTTTAATATAAATAGACTGTGTATCGTCAATTGTTGCGTGTACACAACATAGTGGTAGGGAGAAATCTCTACCACAGTTATATTATTAAGGATTAGATAATGCCAAAGAAAAAAAAAGAAATAAGTTCAAGTAATTTAATAAAAGTAAAACCAATTACAGAAGGTCAAAAGACTGTTTTTGAAACTTGGAAACAAGGAAAGAATCAGTTTCTCTTTGGTTGTGCTGGAACGGGTAAAACTTTTGTATCATTATATCTTGCATTACAAGATGTGATGAACTTACAAACAAAATATGATAAAGTTATATTAGTGCGTTCATTAATACCAACAAGAGAAATAGGTTTCTTGCCTGGCGATGAGGAAGATAAAGCTGCACTATATCAAGTACCATATCAGAATATGGTTAAGTTTATGTTCGAACAACCTAACGAACAATCATTTAATATGTTGTATGATAAATTGAAAAATCAAGGTAGCTTGTATTTTTTATCAACATCATTTTTAAGAGGTCTAACTTTTGATAACTCAATCATAATAGTTGATGAGTGTCAAAACTTAAACTTTCACGAGTTAGATACCATCACTACAAGGGTAGGTCAAGATTCTAAAATAATATATTGTGGTGATTTTAGTCAAACAGATTTATTAAAACAAAACGAAAGAAATGGATTGCATGACTTCCTTAGAATATTAGAAGAGATGCAAGAGTTCAACTGTGTTGAGTTCAATATAGGCGACATAGTTCGTTCTGGATTTGTAAGAAACTATTTAATCCAGAAAACAAAACTAGGTATGGGAATGGAATAATGGATATAGAAAAACTTAGAAAACAATTAGAAATTGACGAAGGAGTCAAATATGAAATTTACAATGACCATCTTGGTCTTGCTACATTTGGGATTGGTCATTTGGTTATACCGAGTGATAAGGAACATGGAGAACCGATTGGGACAGTCATATCCGAAGAAAGAGTCAAGGAATGTTTCGATAAAGACGTACAATCAGTATTAAGAGATTGCACTTTATTATATAAAGACTTTGATGAACTACCAGAAGAAGTACAACAGATTGTTGCAAACATGATGTTCAATATGGGTTATGGTAGATTATCTAAATTCAAAGGAATGAAACGAGGCGTTGATGCAAAAGATTGGAACAAGGCTGCAGATGAGATGATTGACAGTCGTTGGTATAAACAAGTTACAAATAGGGCTCAAAGATTAGTTGACAGAATGAGAAACGTCTGATACAATATATTACATTATGACATTTAAACATTTAGAAGTAAAACTTCCTAAAGTTATACAAAGAAACAAAGCATTACCTAGTGGTGGTCGTGGATACGAAACACCAGATGGAAAGTTGTATCCATCAGTTACCACAGTATTATCCATAAGAAATAAAGAAGGTATATTCGAATGGAGAAAGAGAGTAGGTAATGATGTTGCAAACTATATTATGAGAACAGCTGCATCAAGAGGAACTGCTGTACATAAAATGTGTGAGGATTATCTAAACAATCAACATCTTTCTTGGCCTGATGAGTTTGCGAAACATAAGACAAATAACTTTCTTGCATGGTCTATGTTTGTTCAGATGAGAGATATACTTGGTAATGTAGATAATATTAGGTGTCTTGAGAGTAGCCTATATAGTGATGAACTAAAACTTGCTGGACAAGTTGATTGTATCGCAGAGTATAAGGGTAAGTTATCTATCATAGATTTCAAAACATCTACCAAAGAAAAGAAAGAAGAATGGATTGAAAACTATTATATACAGACTTGTGCCTATGCACAGATGTTTGAAGAGAGGACAGGACAAGAAATAAATCAACTTGTCATATTAATAGTTACACAAGATGGTACTGTACAAGAGTTTGTAAAAGACAAGAAAGAATATCTACCATTACTTGACAGTGCATTAAAAGATTGGTATAGTAAAAACCAATAGGAGATATTATGAGTGATTTTTTAAAAGATATTATTAAGACAACTGGAAATGAATATGCAGCTTTAGTTGCAGACGGAGTAGAGGCTGGTGATGTAGATAGTTTTATTGACACAGGTTCATATGTGTTTAACGCATTGTTATCTGGTTCAATACATGGTGGATTACCAGCAAACAAAATAACTGCATTAGCTGGTGAGAGTGCAACAGGTAAGACATTCTTTCTAATGGGTATTGTTAAAAACTTCTTAGATGCAAATCCAAAGAGTGGTGTTGTATACTTTGAAAGTGAAAGTGCAATTACAAAACAGATGGTGATTGATAGAGGTATAGACCCAGAGAGAATGGTTATCGTTCCAGTTACAACGGTTCAAGAGTTTAGAACACAGTCATTAAGAATATTAGATAGATATATGCAAGAAGATGTAAATGTTAGAAGACCTTTATTCTTATGTTTAGATTCGTTAGGTATGTTATCTACAACTAAAGAAGTAGAAGATACAGCAGACGGTAAAGAAACAAGAGATATGACTAGAGCTCAAGTATTGAAGGCTGCATTCAGAGTGTTGACTTTGAAACTTGGTAAAGCAAAAGTTCCTATGGTTGTAACGAATCATACTTACGACAGTATGGGTTCAATGTTTCCAACAAAAGAAATGGGTGGTGGTTCTGGATTGAAGTATGCAGCCTCATCTATTATATTCTTATCCAAGAAAAAAGAGAAAGATGGTACAGAAGTTGTTGGTAATATTGTTCATTGTAAGAACCATAAATCAAGATTGACTATAGAGAACAAGATGGTTGATGTAAGATTATCCTATGAAAAAGGTCTTGACAAATACTATGGATTGTTAGATATTGCAGAGAAGTATAACATATTCAAGAAGGTGTCAACAAGATACGAACTACCAGATGGTTCTAAACAATATGGTAAATCTATTATGAGTGAACCA